CCTCTTGTCAAACCCGACTTGTCGCTGCCCCGAGGGATGCTCACCCAGGAGACACAAGGCCAGTTCGTCACGCTTATCTGTATCTGTCGCATCAACATTTACAAGGGGTGGGTGATGCCCCCGACCGCTTGATGACAATAAAAAAGCCCCTAAACGTCTGCACTGGGTGATGCGGAATCCGTGGTGGATTCCCCAATACAGACACTTAGGGGCTTGCTTATCGTGCATCACTACGATGGGGCGAATATTAACTGAAAACCAAGAGGGCTGTCAAATACCCTGCCACAAAGCAGCCAAGGTATATCACTACCCTGTCAGCTAATAGGGGCTCTTCTTGCCATTGGGGGCAAGATGGGAATGCCTCCCGCAAGGTACGGGGGTACGTGCGGGTAGTGTCATTGTGGGGGCTTGGGGCTTTTATCATGGGGCTAATCCTTTAATGAATCGTGTGGAAAAGACAACAGCACCATCAAATTCATCAGGAATTAGGTAGCTGTCGTGGCCTTGGGCAAGCATGTATTCATCTGCGTCATCGGGGTTCATGATGGCTTTCTCTTCTATGCTGTGTATGACTACCATCCGTTCAAGGTCATCATCTGATACGCAGAATTGACCATGCAACATAGTTCCGTACCATACTTCTGTGTGTTTCATAGGGCTACCTTTCAAGGGTTAAAAAAAGGGGCATAAAAGCCCCTACAAGGGTTTATCTAAGTTCTTTTGCGGGTATGTAGCCATGCTCTGCCATAAACTCTTTAACGGTCAAATGCTTAGCCTTGTACGTATCGCCATATTTGGTGAAACAGGCGTAAATGGCCTCGCCATTCTCGTTATGGTCGTTGGCCTCGCCTACTAGGAAATTTTGCCCTAATATTTTTATGGGCGGTAATACTTCTAACATCTGCCAATACATGGCTTCGGTTGTCGGTATCCAGGCATCGGGGTTTGCGTCCATTGCGTCCCATAATTCTTTCCATTCGAGGGGCTTATTCATGCTGCCACCTCTTTCCAAGGTCCTGACAGTTGGTCAAAGGTCTTAACGCTTAACAAAACCTTATCTTCGTTGTATTTGGGCATCTCTGTCCAAATGTCTATGTTTTTCATCTCTGAGCGCTTTTCAGCGTTTTCTGCTATCAATTCGGCATCTTCTAAGCTATCGCATTCGACAACCATAATGTTGTCTTTGCCCTTTGCCATACCCCAATCCGACATGAAAGTGTCGTGCATGGTGACGAAATATTGTGTATTCATGAGAACTTCTCCTGATTAGTTGATGAGATGATTAGTATATACCAATCAAATAACCTACTGTAAACAATAGGCTATCAAGTGGCACATCAGAAGTTATTGTTAGCAAAATCACATAAGTCAGATATAGCTATCTCTAACTTTGTTTGTTTGACAATATGGCTTATGAGTTTAGACTTGAATTCGTCATTCTCTAACAGAATGCCAATGTCTATCAGTGTTTTGTCTGAAACTTCACCCATAATCACTTGTGAGACAAATAAGTCATCCCCTAAGTTTTTTGTGTCTGTTTCGTTTAATGTGATTGTTTTCATGCGTTCACCTCTGCTTCATACATGCTAACAACACCCGTAAACACGCTAAACAAAGTCACAAGCAAGAATTGAATGTCTGTTATCTCTCTGTGACCGAATGACCACAAAGCCAACAACATGAGAACCATAGATAGTATGGTGTTGAGATAAAGAATTGTTTTCATGGTTACTAACCCCTTAAAATTGATTGGAAAATGCCAATCCAGTAGCACCCTTTCAGATGCTACTAGGTGACACTTATACGGTTTGACCCGCTTTCAGTATTTTGTCAGCAGTGCTGAATATCTTTTGCGCTGACTTTTCGGTAACCTCAGCAGAGTCTAACCAATGCTGGATATAACCCCTAGATTCCTCTAAGCCTGATAATCCTAATATTGAGCAGAGAATGTAAGCTACTGATTCAGCTTCAACCTCTCGAATATCCCTCGGCGTAGTCTCTAAATCGGTCATAGTATGTTCAACGGTATGACCAAGCACAATGTGAGCTATTTCGTGAAACCGTGTTTTATGCGGATAAATTGCAATAGGATTAATTGCAATAGTACGGCCTGAGGCATACCCTTGGCAGTTGCCGTTCAACTCAGTGAATGCGGCCTGAGTGATGTCTAATGTTGACAATGCTGTCTCTGCTAACCAGCTTGGTGTTTTTTCCTCGTTAACATAGTCAACACCATCGGTTTGAGTAAGTACAAACCAGTTATTACGCCATATAAAGCGAGAAAATGAGAATTCCTCGGCTTGGCCTGTTTGTTTGTTTTGTTTCTCACCCTTGCAAGTGACAGGCATACATAAAGCAATAGCCTTTTCACCCTTTTTGACGTTACGTCCCTTTTCAACCCATCCCTTGTATGTGCTGATAGGTGCTGGATTGATTCCTCTGCTCATGCACTGAGTGATGGCCGCTAACTGGTTGCCAATGCTGTAATTGTGAAAAGCTTTATAAGCATTGCTGAGAATGCCTGGTTCACTTACAGCTTGTTTTAGTAAATCTGAAAATTGAATTTCTTTTTGCATACTATGCCCCTTGTTTGATGTATCACGATGATGTGATGAGTTAATTATAAGACTATAACGATGCAAGTCAATAGCCTGTTGACTCATTTATTTCTATTGCAAAGCATAGACTGTTAGATTTTGTCTATGAATGATAAAGTTACTACAACGGTAGATAGACTAGGGTTAGACTAAGTAGTATACTAATTCTATTCTAGGTGTGTTATGTAATAGGTTATCTATGCAATAGCCTGGTAGCTTATCGGGGTAACATGGGGTCTACCTCATCCCGTGCTTGTACGTATAGACATTTTCCCTACACGCTACACGCTACCATTCTAGACTTGGGTAAGGGTGCTAGACGCTACACCACACGCTAGACGCTAGTCTTTTGGCACTTGCATTTGGGTTTGTGGGTCTGAAAAGGCGTGCACCCCACTTCTCGCCCCCCATAAAAAAAATCTAGTTTTTGGTATAGTGCAATTGCAGTTGTCTCTATTCGGTTAGTCACGGGTTACTCCTTGACTAACCCTTTTTTTATCTATACTATGTGGTTATTGGTAGAGAGGTTAATATGATTACAGAGCTAGTGCTTGAGAGTGGTGTGAGTATGCCCAAGGCTAGGGTGGTGTACGCCTACCCTTACGAGGATATGGAGGTAGGGGATAGCTTTTGTGTACCGCTAGAAGCCCGTGCAAAGGTCTTAAACGCTAATTACAGGGCTGGTAAGAGGTTGGGTAGGGTGTTCACTGCCAAGACTGATGGTGACCAGGTAAGGGTTTGGAGGACTATGTAATGTCTGAGCTGCTGTGGCTGAATGAAGATGAGTTGAGGGAGGCATGTCGCCTCTTGGCTAACCGTGTTTATCAGACAGAGCAGAGGATGTTGATGATGGCTATGGGTATACAGGAAGCTGTGGAGTATGGATACAAGGTTGGCTACGAGGATGGCATTACGGGACAGTCGTATTCGGCTACAGCAAGAGATGAGGCGAGCCTTGTCCTGCATTAAGAAGATGGACAAGATTAAGTTGGCTAGAGAGTGGGAAGAGAGATACAACCCTGTCCACTACAGAGAGTTAATCAGGTGTGCTAAGAACAAGGAAGTAGCAATAGCTATTGCCAACTGGAAAACAGAGGAGTTGTAAATGATTTTGTCGCAAGGCAAGTTAGCTGATGGTTTGGTAGATGAGCTTCTTGCTGCCATCCACAAGTATGACGAAACTCTATACATGGCAACAGTTATTGGTGTGTTGGAATTGGTTAAGCAACAACTCATTAACGAATCCATAGAAAACGAAGAAGATGAACTTTGATTTAAAGAAGTTTTACAAGTTCTGTTCCGAACTCAAGATTGAGACTAAGGAAGAGGGCTTGAAAAAGATGGGCAACCTGCTAGGTACTCAGACATATGTGATGGACGAGATACAGAAAGGCTTAGATGAAGACATCCACTTCTTTGTCATCCTCAAAGGTCGCCAGCTTGGTATCACAACTATTTCCTTGGCACTTGACCTTTACTGGCAGTTCACCCATCCTGGATGGCAAGGTACGTTGGTTGCGGATACAGAAGAGAACAGAGACATGTTCCGTTCAACACTGGCTATGTATATCGAAGGACTCCCTAAAGAATACAAGATACCGCTGGTTGCCCACAATAGAAACCAAATGGTTCTCAAGAACAGGTCAAGACTCTTTTACCAAATCGCTGGTAACAAATCTAGACTGGGGCAAGGTAAAGCTATCACTTACCTACATGGGACAGAGACTGCCTCATGGGGTAACGAAGAAGGCCTAGCCTCGTTGATAGCTTCACTTGCTGAGAAGAACCCTGAAAGGCTGTACATGTTTGAGAGTACGGCTCAAGGCTTCAACATGTTCCACGACATGTACAAGACTGCCAAACGAGCAAAGACTCAACGTGCAATCTTCTGCGGTTGGTGGAGGAATGAATATTACCAAGTCCCCGCTGACTCCAACATCTACAAGGTGTACTGGGATGGCAAGCTGACAGGGGAAGAGAAGGAATGGCACAAAGATATTAAGAAGCTCTACGGCTTTGAGATTAACTCTCGCCAGATGGCTTGGTGGCGTTGGAAGATGTACGAAGGTATCAAAGACGATGCCCTGATGTACCAAGAGTTTCCACCTACAGAAGACTATGCCTTTGTGATGACTGGCACATCCTTCTTCTCACATACCCGCTGTACGGAAGCTGCCAAGCTGAGTAAGAAGACAGAGTGTGATTACTACAGGTATTCTTTTGGTCAACTGTTCCAAGACACAGAAGTCCTC